AAAATCTACAGTGTATATACTTGTACCGTGACTAGCAAATATTTTTTTAACTTGACCGTCTTGATGTTCTATAATACTTTTAATAGCAACTCCATTAGGAGCTGCAACATTAGGTGCTATTTTCTGTTTAAATCCTTTGCGTAGAGATATACGACCTGATTCTCTAATCACAACATTTTCTGCCTTAGTTAAATAAGATGGGTCTAATGACGCAGGATTAGCTTGTGTGTTTAATCCGTTAAGACCTATGTTAGTTAAGGACTGATACTGTAATTGCTTAGCCATTATTGGTAATTAGTAGTTACAAACCATTCGTTTTCATATTGAGTGTTTCCACTGTCTAACATCACTGCTTGTGCTAAAGAGCTTGCTGCTTCTTGTGCAGCTATAGATGATTGTGTTCCACCATCTTCACCACGTTCTGCTACAGCACGAGCATAAGCACCTAAGATTACAGGCTTAGACGGTATCTTAATACTTGTAGTAGCTGACGTTAATTCGTCTTGATACTTAACTATATCAAAAGATATTGTTTGAGCTTCTGTAGGTATAGGAGATAAATCTACTTTAAGATTATTAGAACTATCTGCTCCGTTAAAAGCATAACTAGGTTCTCCTGTAGGGTCTGTAGGATATTTAATACTGTTTATATAATGTTGTGTCACCGGTGACAAAGTATTACCAGTAGAATTATTTGTTACATCTAACACTTTAAACTCTTGACCAGAAGATAAATTATAATTCTTTGTAGATGCTACAGTAGAAACATTAACCGTTTCTCTTAGAACTAACCAATCGTGGTAAGACTCTATACTTCTTTTAGCATCGTTAATTAAAGAGCCTATAACTTTCTGATAATCGTTTACTGTAGAACTATCGTTAATAGCTCCAGACCAATCAGAAGCTACTGTGTCTTCTCTTAGTCTTATTAATACTTGATTTATTAGTTCTCTGTATGTCATTATTTCCCCTTGGCTAATTGTGCACCAAAATAAAATTCTATAATCATTGTTGCCCAACCAAAGATTTCATCCATCTTTAAAACTGAGCCTGCTTGTATTTCTATATACTCTACTATGTCTGGTGTAAACTGTATACCAAAGAAACTAAATCCTTCTATAGTATTAGGTATTACTGTTGGCACATTAAAGAAAACTGGAGCTACCTGAGTAAATATAATTAGTGCTAATATAACAAATATAATAACTCGTCTGTTAAGAGCAGCCATAGGACTTTCTTTGTCTGCCTTGTCTCTTGCTTGGTTTATAGAATCATTGCGTGCTTGCAAGTTCTGTATCATTAACTTTTGATTTTCTGCTGCTGCTTGGCTCTTAAGTGCAAACAACTTAGCTACAAAACCTAAAGCTATAGGTGCTACATTAGTTAAGAATGCTATCATATTGCTAACCTCATTGCTTCTATAATTCCTACTTGTCCTATAATATACCAAGCAAATGCACCAAAGACACCCCATTTAATCTGAAGCAAAGAAGTGTTAATCTTTTGTATACATAAATTAGTATCATCAATCTTGCTAAACAACTTTGCTATTTGACCTGCGTGTTTTTCTAGTTGCAATTGCATTCTTCTAAGTTCATCTTCCATTTACTTCCCCACATTTTTCATAGCTACTCTGTGTGACTCAGTAAAGCTCAAGCCTTTTCTCATAAGCCTTTTCATTTCTTCCATATGTTTTTTGCTATGGTGTTCTTTATGTTTATCTAGAGTAGCTAATTGTCTTTTAGTAAGTGTCATTATTTTTTCTTCTTCTTGCCTTTAGGTTTTTTATAAGGTGTTTTACCGTATCCCATAATATCTCCTTAGTTTGCTAGTGGATTATCTAAAGCTCTTTGTATTTTACTACCGAGCCTTTCTTCTAACTCTTTAATCTTTCTATCTGTATCAGAATAAAGAGAATCTCTTCTGTCATCAAATCTTTTTTCAGCAATGTCAATCATTTCTTTAATATCTTTTTGTTGTTCTTGTAAATCTGATTCAAC